TTTCTTTATTGTAAGTTGACTCTTTTCTTACACCTCTGAATACAGACCGTACAGAGTCGTCATACACCTTGTCCACGATCAGCAACTGGCTTGTACCTGCCTCACCTAGATAAATTCCTTTCCTAGGGACAGGTAAAGCATGCTCCACACATGTCCAACGACTTTCAGGCACCCCAAGCATCTGCAATGCTTCAACTCTTTCAGGAGGTATAACCTTGTCACTCACAATACACCTATAAACTTTATCCATCATAATTTTATATTATTGCTGAGGTTGCTGGGGTTGTTGGGCTGCCTGCTGTTTTGCACCTTGCAGTCCTTGAGACTTGGCCTGAGAGCCTAGCTGGTCTAGCTGGGCTTTAACTTGCGCGTACAGATCTTGATCTTGTGCCTTAATCTGCTGAAGCTGTGACCTTCTCTGTGCACCATCCATAGGAAATAGCTGCTGTGCAAGTTGCTGCGCCTGCACAAGAGCGTCCTGTGGTGTAACAGCTCCGCCACCTCCACCTGCAGGGGCTCCTCCTGGTGCGCCAGGCTGCTGCTGCTGGCCTCCTTGAAGCATCTGCATGACGTTGGCCTGTGTGGCTTGTGCAAGCTGCTGCTTCTCCAGTTCTTCTGTTTGCACATCTTGAGCGATACGGTCTTCTTGTAGCTTTTTGCGCACCTGATCTTCGTAATCGAAGTTGTAGAGCTTGAGTAGTTCGGATCTGGCGATGGCGTTAGCAGATACAAGCTGACCAATGACTCCCTTTCTTTCAATGTCGTCAGAGAACGTAATCGGAATCAATGATATCTTAGCCTTGGGTAAACCCATGATATTACTCAATACTTCACCCATATGGTTCAGAAGTGTATTGTAATTACTAGGAATGATGCTCCAAGCATTCTCAAACATACGAAGCATCGGACCAGCAGCCTGCTGCTGGAATGTCATTTGAAACATTTCCACAGGTACATCTAGTGCGTTAAGGATACCATTCTTGGCATGCTCCATCATCTCCACAGGGGCGAGTTTTGTGCCTTCCCCTCCTAGCTGCTGGTACGTGATAGGGAACGGGAACTTGTGGTATGATCCTGGGTCTCTACGGTGTTCTTCAATCATCGAATCTACTGCACCTGACCATACAGCCCCACTCTGATTCAGAAATGGGTTAGCTGCTGGGTTGTTTCCCTCTCCCATGCTAATCACCCTGAAAGGGGCAATGTCTTCGAAGCAGATCACTTCATTGTATCGTTTCAATGTTTGAAGCATGAATAAGTCTTCAAAAATAAACATACTGGGCGGAATGGCCTTGCCGTCTGTTCTGATAGTGCTGGGTGTATCCAGTTTGAGATGTAAAAAGTTCTTTGAATTGAATGCGAGCATCGTCTTGCTGTAGATACACTCGAGTACAATCTGTGGAGTTTTTTTACTATAGAACTTATTGTTCTTGGTAGTCACTTTCTTGCTGTACTGCTGAGGAATATCCCAGAAATACTCACCTTCGCCTGTAGTTTCCTCATAACGAATTTTTATCTCTTTGGCAGGCCAGTGAACAACATGGATCTTATCTACAGAGTTAGCAGGCTTATCTACAACTTTATGCTCTCCTTTGTAGGCGCACTTCAAGCAAGTCATTGCATACTTACCCTTGTTGAACTCGAAGTTCTGCAGCTTGTCTATATTGGTAGACTTACCGCACTGAGGACAATGCAGATATCTATAGAAGCCCTGGTTCACGGTGACGAATTCGTTACCGTAAGCAAGTAGGTTCAGCCCTGCGACACCGCAGATCTGTTTCCAATTAAGCTTATCAAAAAGCTCATGGTATTCCTTTTTCGCTTCTTCATCGTCACACTCAATAGAAAGCGATGTGATGAAGTAATTCGCAATTCTGTTTAGTGCCTGCTTATAGAACCCGTTCCTATACAGGAAATGTTCAGCCCATAACAACATGCCCTCGATATTCATCGGGAGATATTGTAGAGGGATATTATAGAAAGGATTTGAATAGCGGTCTCTGCCGTTATCACCTATCTTGAAATAGCTTTGCGGATCGTCTGGAGAAGTCATATTTATTCTTTGGTGTCCTGCGCTGGCGTTACTGATGCCGGTTTGTTGAGCTTATGTTTGTTATTTTCATCAGCTACAGTGAAGCCTTCGGCGTCATAGTACTCAGCTTTCTTTGTATTGTCGTAGTCGCTAATCGACTTTTCTGTCAGCATGCCGTTTTTTTCCATAAAATTATTCTTGATCTTCTGCAGGTACTTTAAATAGAATCATAAGCTTTTTAGAATTATCTGGCGAGTCAAAAGTGACTCCAGGGTAGTACACTTCGAGGCGGCGTTTGTCTGGTGTATGTAGAGCGAGTAGTTCACCTATCTTAGGCTCGAACACCACGGAATCTTCATCTGAAAAGACCAGCATGAATGCCAACCCCTGCTCAACGATGCTTTCTACCTTCGACTTAATCTTGCCGAAGTCGTTTTCAAACTGCACCGTAGTTAGGCTGCGAGGCATATCAACTGGTGTAGATTCTGTGTGGTAAGCCGAGTCATCCATATAGGAATAATCAAGTTGCTGTTGCGTATTTTGAGCTTTTTTCTTTGACTGCTTTTTGGTTGTAGGTTTGTTCGGCGGTCTGTTGACATGTAGCGGGATACCTCCACTACGAATAGCTGAGCGAGCAAAATCTCGACCGATAGCCATTAGATCTTTTTCACTACCGTACAATGAAACCCCGTCTGGGTTTATCTTTGTTCCAGTAATTGAGTATACTGATTTACCTGGATCTGATGTGCCAATGACAATGTCTCCAGTTCTATACATGCCTTGGTCGTTCTTGTGTTCCATAATTTTATTGATTTTAACTGTGGGGGAGTTTAAGCTACACTGAGTAGATAGCAATCCTTTTATCCAATGGCAAAGAATATTCAAATACTGAAGCGTAGTACTGTCGAGATACCTGATATTTCTTCATACAAGTTGGTGTTGGAAGCTGTCAATGCGCAGAATATGCCGAGTAAGATATTTGTCAAACAGAGAATCAGAAACTTTTCCAGAGGGACAACTGACGATAGTTTTGCGGCTGTGTGTACTCCTGTGCAGCTCGAAGATTTTGCCGAAGACTCACCAGATCCTGGTTCGTCATACTATAGAACAAACGTGGTTGAGATCGTTGTGCGTACCCCTGAGATGCTACAAACAGCGTTTGAGTCAATCATTTACGAGGTTAAGAAATTGGTAATCGATCTTGAGGCGCTAGAAGATTTATCTCCAGAGCTGGTATACAGTATAGGTGCACCTACCGAACCTACAGGAATCAGCAATTTAACGCCAGAGCAAGTAGTAGCGCTCACTTCAAATCAAATTGCAGCTTTGAGCACCGCCGAGGTGTCTGAGCTTACATCTACACAGATTGCTGCTTTGCAGACTACACAAATCGTAGCATTGGAGTCAACTCAAATAGCTGCATTCACTACGGATCAGGTAAAAGCGCTCTCTACCGTGCAGATAGCTGCCATAGAAGTGAGAGATATACCGTCGTTAACCACTGCGCAAGTAGAGACACTCAGCACTGCTCAGGTCAAAGCACTCACAACAGCGCAGCTTGCTGCAATGGAGCCGGAAGACGTTGCATCTGTTTCACCTGCAGCAATAGGGCAGCTTAGTACAGATCAAATAAAAGCGTTCGGCGTAGCCGAGCTTGCAGCATTTACTCTGCCTCAAGTAGCCGAAATAACTACAGCACAGAGAGCTGCATTGTCTACGCAGCAAAGAAACGCGTTACCTGTAATTCCCCAATTTCCTGTACCTCCTCCAACACCAGGCTTCTGGCTTGATGAAAAGACCGTACCTGGTAACGTCACAAGAATAGTTGATTTGGGGGACTTTGCGAATAACGTAGTTAGGGCCAACATTGGAAACGCAGCTAGCTGGAGCATTGCGCCAATTTCTTATCAGGATTCGCAGGGAAATGTACAATACGACAATTGGGGAGTTAAATTTAACATAGATAATATCAGTTACACTCCGTCAAAAGCTGTACTTACAGTGGTGTACAAAAATAACGCTGCAGCTCCTCGTAGCCCTGGTGATGGTAAAGATTCGCAAGGTTACCAATACCCTCACCTGTACATCACTAATTTAAGAGGAAAAATAAACGGAGACATCTCCGTGAAGTGGAACGGACGTACGGTATTGCCTGCAACATCAGGCATACTACCATCTACAGAGCTTTTTGACTACTTGCCTGATGACCTTGCTAATTTTGGGCCTATTGCAGGCAGACTTGCACCTGACCAGGTCACAGCATTTGTCATTGAGATAGAGGCTGCAGGCTCGTCTGCAGCTGTAAGCGGTGAGATATTCATGGCATACAGCTAATACATGAGATTTTATCTTTGAAGAAAAGCAACAGTTGAGTATAGTAGCTGAGAACTTGTACAATTTACAAAAAGGCTCAAAATTGTACAGGCATTGTTCAAGCCCCATAGTACTCCATATCAACAGTTTATGCTCAAATCAAAAAATAAACCGACGGTTTTGAAAAATAGAAAAAAAGTAAGCTCTACGGAACTACTACAAACATGTGCAAAGTTAAAGCGCCAGAAGAAGGGTATTGATA